CCTGGGCATCGATCGTGGCTTCGTAGTTGGCCTGAGCCTGGCCAGGAGAGAGAGTCTCTGCCTGGCCGTAAGAGTCTGCCCAGTCGCTGCCAGAGAAGAGCGAGCCGGTTCCGGTCTGGGCCTTGCCTGCCTGAAGAATAAGAGTCGAGAGCGGCTGGGAGATTGCTTCGGAGTAAAGCCAGTGAGCGCCCTGAGCCGCTTTGTCGACGGGATAGAAGAGAGTCTTGTAATACTGCTTGGTCACGCCCCAGCCGGGAATCTTGGAGAGCATTGCATCTGCATCCCCGAGCCAGCCGGAGATCGTGCCGAGGAAACCGGAACGCTCCTGCTGAACCTTCTGAGTGTCAACCTGCTGTTGCTGTGCGGTGTACTGCTGGACGTTCTGAACGAACGCCTGGTCCGGAGTAGAGGCGACATCGAAAGCCATGGAAGGATCTGTGTACAGCGCCTGACTGGCACTGGCCATGTCCGTATCCCACCAGCGTCCCAAAACAACCACCTCTTACATTCCGTAGTTTGCCTTCACCTGCCTGAGCAGATTCCTTGCAGAGTCGCCCGAGTTGGGCTGATTCGCCATCCATTCGAGCGCGGGAATCCAGGCTCGTACCTGATCGAGCTTCGGATCGTTCGGCATGCCAGCGATTACTTCCGAGCCAGCACCGGGGCCTGCGTCCGCTCCGTCGGTTACCGGAACCTCCGGCATCTGGGAGTCTTCTCCGAACCCGATGACTGAGTCGGCAGGGTTGCCGAACAGGTCGCTGAAGTTCATGCCTGTGACATCACGAGCCATCGGAGCAGCCTGAAGCTGCTCCTGATACTGAGCCTGCTCGCCGTAGTCGGCATTGGGCAGGGATCGATTGGCTTCGCCGACTGCCTTGTCGGTGCGCTGGCTGAACTGGCCAGGGCCTGCTACTGGAGTACCCATTAGTCCTCCACTATCTTAAAGAACTTGTCCTCTTCGATCTTCTGAATCTGGAGATCCTTGACGGCCTTGGCTGTGGCGCCCATGATCTCGGCTACACCGAGAGTCATATCTGTCGCTACATCGACTACCAGGGCCAGGAAGCCCAGCACCTTGTGCTCGCCGTTTTCTTTGATCACTGGACTTCCTGCCTTCCTGATTACTTCGCGAGCGTGCCGCCAGCACGAGTCATGCCCTCGTGCGGCTTGAGAGAGGCCTCCCAGTTGGAGCAGTTGACCTCGCCGTTGAACCGGGCATCGCCCGAGTTGTGGCCCTCGATCGGCGTAGCAAGGTGCGGAGCGAGCATGGAGCCCTTCTCCGAACGCCACGCGTTGTCAGGACCGTGGTTAGGGATGAAACCCATTATGTTCTCCTTAGATAGGTGACTGACGCTGCGTCCGTGTACTCATGGTCGCCTCGCCCTTACCGGTGAGACCGGAAAGCATTGACATCAGATCCATGCCCTGTGGCTGCGTGGCCCCTCCAGGGGCCTGAGCGCCCATCTGAGCGCCTCCGGCAGGCGTACCGGCACCAGGACCTAGCATCTGCTCTAGCGGCCCTCCAGGGGCCGCCTGCGGCCTTTCCACCGGCTTGAAGATTTCAACCAGGGCATCCTGTACCGGAGTGCCCTTCTCTCGCAGGTTGATCAGCTTGGCGATCCGAGCCAGGGCTTCATTGGGGTCTTGCCCTTGAAGCGCCATCTGCGGGATGGCGGAGGCATAGGCCATGATGCCTTGCTTGGCCGCATCCACGAACTGCTCAATATCGATCTGCGCCTGCATCTGGACCACGTCAATTCCCATCGGAAGCTGACGCTGGAAGAAGTCACGGGAGATGAGCTGGTCACCACGCAGCTGAAGGAGACCGACAATCGCCCTCGCGGGGTCCTGACCAGCAGCGAAGCCATACGTGACGTCGACGGTATGGTCGCCCTTGATGTCCTTACCTGGAACATAGGTCTCTTCGAACGGTGTTCCCTGAGCAGTTCCACGGATCGTCTTCTTCTCGTCAGGCCAGAGCTTCTCGTCCATCTCGAAGCACAGCTCGATCGCAACCCGGAGAGCTTCGCCCATCACAGTCTGACCCGTGGTCACGACCGTGTTGAATCCACCCATCAGGGCCTGAACGCCCTTGCCGGTGATAATCGAGGCGTCGATGTTTCCGGAGCGGGCCTCTGGGGTTCGGGTGCCGGAACGAAGCTCTTGATCAAGCATCGCCTGTTCCTGGTACGAAGCCTGCGGAACATCGATACCCACACGACGGATCTTGTCCGGGTTGTCGGTGCGAAGAACCGCGTCGTCTCCGAACGTCATCTGCTGGAGGTCGCGAGGAACCGCAAGCGGAGCGCGAACAGTCTTCTCTGTGGCCTCAAGGCCCAGGAGGGCCATGCGGGCCTTGGCGAGGTACACCCAGATCGCATCGTCGTAAGCGCCGCGAGTCTCATTGTCGTAGCCGGGCCTCTTGCCCGGCGAGACGTAGACCTTGCCGAGGAAGTTCTCTTCGTTCATCAAGGCGATGTTGCCGTGGTTCGGCATGTAGATGAGCATGCGCTCATCGTCCACGTACTTCACCAGCTCGATGTCTCGCTCCGCCCAGCCAGCCTCAGGGCCACGTCCTGTGTTGTTTCCCTGGAGGAGGCGGAGGAGGTTGGGGATGTGAGAGAACTTCTGAACCAGCCGGATCGCAGGCTCCTTGTACACCTTGGTGTACGACTTGAGCCGACCGAACATGTCGAACTCGGGATACACGCCCATCGGGTTCTCGACCCGAATGTGCGGGCGCTTCTCCTCGAAGTTCGGCTCGATCACATACAGCACCATGCCATAGGTTCCGTAGTGATCGGCCGCTACGATCTGTCGTCCAGCGTTCAGGCCCGAAGCCTGAACGTAGTAGTTGGCTACCTTGGTCTTCTTGGAGGAGAACTTCTTGGACCGGTCCGAGGTCATCGTTCCGGTGGAACAGTTGATGCTGGGCATCGTGCCCATGACCTCTGCCGTGTCGCGAGCAGAAGTATCGATCAGGTTGGCAACGATAGGCTTGGGCCATGCGTCAGGCATGGACCCCGGAATGACTGTGTCGATATCGCCCGACCGAACGTCGTGAACGTTGTTCCAACGCTGGTCACGATCAGCGGAAGCACGCCTGAGAGACTCTACTCGCTGAGTGATTTCTTCGATGGTCCTAGGCATGGCACCTCCTTGATTACTTGGCGAGTAGCTGGTTGACCAGCTTTGTCAGCGCAGCTACCTCGGCTCGGAGCTTGCCGACAAGTGCGTTGGTGTCCCGCTGGAACCAGTAAGCGTCACGGGTCTCGCCCGTGGTCTTATAACCCCAGATGGTTACAGCATCGTTTCGGTCAAGAGACACATCATCCTCTTCCTTGGGTACGTCGGGTTCAAGCTTGCCGGACTTCACAAGGGAATACATCGCATCACCAGGGCACGAGGTTGCGTAACCGTCCCGGTGCCCACCGATGAAGGTGCCCGCTCCCTTGAGGCGGAGATCTCGGATCAACCCCTTAATCGAAGACACTGCGGCAGCGCTGGGGGTTACGACCCCAGAAGTGCCGCCCATCCAGAGAATGGCGTTTACGTCTCGATTAAGGGTCTGGCTTCCGTTGGCTCCAGTCTGCTTGCCCCAGCCCCGACCCTCATAGACCGTGCCGTGATTGCAGACAGCCCAGTTGTATGCGACATCCGAGTACCCTTCTGCCGTGTTTGCCAAGTGCGAGTTCCGGATCGCAGTCCAGCGACCGGCACACTTGCTGTGCTCTACGACGGGCACCGGAGTGCCCTCGTAGTGAATCTTGAAACCCTTCACGGGGACAGCCTGATCAGGAGCCGCCGAAGCAGGCCAACCGAGTTCTGCTCGGGATACGTAGTCCATCAGAGAATCTCCTCCACGATGAATCGCTCACAGTCCTCTTCGGACTTGAACCAGATCCCGTCGAGCTGGTGAACCCCTCCGGTCACCTGAATGAAAGGCGCCCAACGGTACTCGGACACCGAGTCTTCGTCGATGTCAGTAAACCACTTGCGATCCATTAGTTCTGCCACCAGGAGTTCCCGGCCGCAGAAGCGGCCGTGCTGAGATAGTCGAGGTCAACGGTCACGCGACGTTCCTTGTCACGCGCCGACTGGAATTCGTTCGAGAGGTGGAACACGGACTCGATCTGATTCACAAGCTCTCGCGCTCGGGTCTCTGCGAACCACAGAGCCATCACGGTGTCGTGCTTGCCCTTGGTCTGAGGGAACCAGGTGGTGAGCTGCTCCACGAGCATCTTCACGCCTTCCGCCTGGCTCCGGCTCGGAAGCCGGATCAGGCCCTTACCTTCGGTCGCACCATCAAACAGCATCGACATGGAAGCAACACCG